GCCGAGAATTGGGTAGGTGGAGAAATCACGGTTGAGAATGCGGCGATATATTCTGCGACCTGTCCCGTCATTTGGGACATAGCTGACGGAGCTACTGCAGCACAGGTCGAAGCGTTGGCGGATGCGATTGTATCGGGAAAAGAGCAAGCTACAGGCTCGATTACATTTACTGCCCATGGTGGCGATCCGGCTATTGATATCCCGATAAAGGTGATGGTGTTATGATTTTTGCAGCGAAAAAATATGCGCCGTGGACGCCCAAAAAACTAGGCGATCTGAAATATTGGTTTTCGACCCCAAAGATAACTGGGCTAACTAACGGTGATCCTTTAGATTCGTGGATAAATTTGTCGGGGACCGGGTATAACGCCGAAAAAATAACGGACGGGCAGAGGCCCAGATATGATACGAATGTGCTCAATGGACAACCGGGGGTGTATTTTAAAAGGGACGATGGCGATGTACTGAGAAGCACCGGATTGACCATCCCTCAACCGTATACAATTTTTGTAGTGTGTAGCAGTAGCTATACCCTTGGATTGGCTGCAAATATTATCAATACACCGAGCGACATAGTAAGGATTGCAAAGGAGGCTAACAATCTTTATATAAACGCCGGGACATCGCTCAATGGATTTGCATGGACAGAAGTAACGTCCGGGCCGGTGCTAATAACGGCAGAATTCAACGGGGCGAACTCAAATATATATCTGAACGGCCAACTCAAAGCAACCGGAAATGCCGGAACAAACGCAATGGGAGGACTACTGCTCGGAGATAGTCCGGATTACAACCGGGGCGTGAATGGATATATTTTTGAAGTCATTATTGTTGGGAATGTTCCTACCGATGAAAAACGGGGGAAAGCACACCAATATATACACGATATGTACGGTATAACTATAGCCGCATAAGCGGTTTGATTGGGGCAATGATTGTGAGGATGTAGGTATGGAGTGGATTGCATTTTTAGTCCTTGAATGAAATGCTCAATTTATTTTTAACAAATTGAAACTTATTACTATTCTAAAATCTTTATAGAAGGAAGAAGTTAGGATGTCGGCGTGGGAAACAATCGGCATTGTAGCCGGTGCTATTTTGTCGTTAATTGGAATTATTGGCGGACTCGTAGCTTTCACGAGGTGGTTCATGAAGCAAGTTGTAAAATGGTTAAACAGTTTACTCAAACCCATGATGGAAAAACTTGATGAGCTTCACGAAAGCGGAAAATGTAGAGCCAAAGAAAACGGAATTATATTCCGTGCGTTATTAGGTATTATCGACTGTCTTGAGACTCAAAAAATAAATGGCAATCTTTCTAAGGCGAAAAAAGAAATAAATGAATATTTAACCAAACTGGAGGATGAATAAAATGATTGAATTTTTGAAAAGGTTAAAATCCCCTGTGGCTGTTACCTCTCTTGCCGCATTAATATTTTTCATAGTAAAGCAGTGGTGTGGTTGGGAGATCCCTGGTTGGGACGAGTTTGTTGAACTTGTCATCGCTGCCGGTATTGCGTTTGGTGTAATGAACAACCCCGCCGATAAGCAAAACTTTTAATTTAACAAATGTTAGTTATTAAGTGCCGGTGGTTAGTTCCACTTGGCACTATTTTTTTAGGGGTGTGTGATGAATCAACAAGATTTTATCAACGCTGTTGCACCCGCAGCAATTGAAGGACACAAAAATTACGGTGTTCCAGCAAGTTTAACAATTGCCCAAGCTATTTTGGAATCTGGATGGGGCAAATACGCCAACGGTAACAACTTATTTGGTATTAAGTGGCGCGAAGGTGACAAATATGATTTTGTTAAAGTGGCTACCACGGAGTACTACTCTTCTTTGCCAAATACTTCGGACTTAATATCATACGAGAAACTATCTGATGGCAGATACAAGGTTCGTGTATATGCAAAGTTTCGTAAGTATGATTCCTGGGCTGATAGTATACGGGATCACACTCAATTCTTACTCAAAGACAGATATATACCAGTTAGAGAATCAACAAATTATGTGGATGCTTGTGTAGCTGTGCATGAGTGTGGATACGCCACAGATCCAGAGTATGCTGGACGCTTAATTGCGTTAATTGAGCAATACGATCTGGATGATTATGATGATTTCAATTATGAAAGAAGGTACGAAATGGTACTCGCAATAGATGATGGACATGGTATGCAGACAGCCGGGAAAAGAACTCCTAAATTTGAAGACGGTTCTTTTATCCATGAGAATGAGTTTAACCGTGCTTGTGCAGAATTTTTAAGACAGGCTGCTATACGGTGTGGTATTACTCCTGTCATGTGTGCTCCCGGTGACGCCGATCACTCTTTGGCAAATCGGGTTGCCGTAGCAAACAATGCTAAAGCAGATGTGTTTGTTTCTATTCATTACAACGCTTATAATAGTGTGTGGAATAGTACAAAAGGTGGCGTTGAAACATGGTACTACAAAACCTCTAAAACCGGACCACGACTTGCCGCTCTGGTCCAGAAAGAACTAGTTAAGGGAACCAAACAAGAGAATCGCGGTATTAAAGCCGGAGATTTTTACGTTACGCGGAAGACTTCAATGCCAGCCATTCTTGTTGAGTGTGGCTTTATGGATTACCGACCAGAGGCAGACTTGATGCTGAAGGAGTCTTTTCAGAAAGAAACGGCTGAAGATATCTGCCGTGGCGTGTGCGCCTTTCTTGGAGTGAACTATGTGTCTCCTGGCGGAGACGATGAGGTTTCCGATGGTATTGTGGCAGAGAACAAAAAACTAAAGAAACAGATCGAGGAATATAAAGCACAGGTAGCGTCTCTCAAAAAGAAAATAGATGATGCTAAAAAAGCATTAGCTTAATAAAACGGAAGTTTTATCTAAGGCGACCTTCGGGTCGTCTTTTTTTTTATGCCTTGATTTAATTGCGTCCATCACGTACAATAAGTCCGAGGTGACGTAATGGACAAGGTAATTAAAGACACGGCTATATATCTAAGAAAGAGTCGGGGTGATGACCCTGATGTATTGTCTAAGCATAGAAGGATGCTTACGGATTATGCGGACAAGCAGGGATGGTCGTACACTATATACGAGGAAGACATTCTTTCTGGCGAACGGCTTTCTACTCGCCCGAAGATGTTGGGAATACTAGACGATGTTGAGGATGGAAAGTATAATGCCATTTTGGTTGCCGCATATGATAGGTTGTCGAGGGGTAGCAGTAAGGATTTCGGCACAATCATCGAGGTGCTGCAGTATGCGAATTGTTACATAGCTACTCCTGAACGAGTTTACGATCCCAACAATACAAATGATTTGACAATGCTTGGCATACAGGGAGTGTTTGCAAATACGGAACTTAGAACTATTGTTAAGCGGTTGGTCGATGGCAAAAAGAATGGGGCGAAAGATGGTAAGTGGACAAATGGCAAACCTCCGTATCCATATGAATATAAAAAGAAAGTTATAATTAATGATAGGGGTAAAGAAGAAGTTACTTCTGAGATAATTATTAACCCAGAAAAAAGAAAAGTATATGAATTGATAAAAGAAATGTATCTGACCGGTCAGTATGGAACTGAAAAGATTATGGTCGAATTGAACAAGATAGGGTATTCGAGTCCGGGAGGGACTACGTGGAACACAAACACTATTCAGCGTCTCCTCCTCCACGAATTTCATATGGGTTATTCTATATATGGGAAAGAAGAATGGAAAAAGGGACGCGACAATGTTAAAAGAGCTACCCGCAAACGGGATAAAGATGAGTGGTTTATTGGTCGTGGCGATTGGGAGATTTTGAAGACTGAAGAAGAACACCGCAAGATAATGCGCATCATGAGAAATAATACAAAGATTCCATCAAGAGCTAGGGCTGGTGTCTTCCCTACCTCTGGGCTGATGTACTGCAAACGCTGTGGATACGCCATGAGATATTCAGGTAGTCGCAAGGAGACAAAGACCGGCAAGGAGTATAATTTCACAAAATGCAATCATATTAGTCCGGTTGGTGAAAGATGTTCTCAGCATGGAGTTAAAATGACTGAGGATTTTTATGATGTGTTGTTTAATACAGTAATTACTAGTTACTTAGACATGGATATCATTAAACGTACCAAATCACATCAAGAAGACATACTTAAGAAAGAAGCCATGATTGTTGATTTAGAAAAGCAACTGAAAAGACATAGTGATGCTCTAGATCGTATCAAAGAGGCATACGTGATGGAGGTTTATAATTTAACTGAGTTTGCGGAAGAGAAGAAAAAATTGGATGCGAAAATTAAGAATACTAAAAAAGAGATCCACCGACTTGAGGATGAGGTGTCTAGCGCCAGCTTATATACAAAACAGGAACTAGATGCTAAAATTGAGTTGTTCAAGAAGAATTGGCTCAAAGCGACAACGCCCAAAGAACAGAACGATTTGTTGAAAACTGTTGTGAAACGAATTTTTTATAATCGTCAAGGGGATAATGTTGTTTTAGAAGTAGAGTACTTATAAGGAGGTGATGCCCATGACTACTAATTCAGGTCGAGTACCCAATCGTTTAGCGAACGAAACATCTCCTTACCTACTGCAACATGCCTATAATCCGGTTAGATGGTTCCCCTGGGACGATAATGCGTTTAACGTGGCAAAAGTAGCAGATAAGCCGATTTTCCTAAGCATTGGGTACTCCTGAATTTGCAGTAAATAGGCTACATGCCACTGGTGCCATGTCTCTTAATTACTGCAATTTAGATAAAAAGAAAAAGCCCCAGATCAGGGCTTTTTGGATTTGATTATATGGGAGGCGGTTTGATTTAGATCCTCTATTGCTTCCCGAGATGGCTTATTTAGTTCAATTACGGTAAATTTGATTTTACCCATGTCCTACCCCTTGCAAGTGATTTAAGGTTGAAATTCTATTGTGTTTACTAGTGCCCCTGACGAATGAGACGTACTGTGAGATGAATTTTAGTTTTCATCTTTTTGTATTATTTCTGCCTCGTCCAGCCTTATTTCTTCGTCCGTAATGTCTTGCGCTCCACACTCAGGACATATATATGCGCTGATGTTTCTGAACACTGCATATGCCTCTCCAATATCTAATTGGACGTCCACTTTCTTTTCTTCCATTTCTGAACTACAATTCTCACAAATCATTTTTCTCAATCACTCCTTCTGTCATTGCGTATCCACAATGAGGACAGAATATTGTTGCGACATTCTGTTCTGGTAGCGCCATGTCCGTTGTAACGCTTATACATGATGTAAATTTGTGTCCGCAATTCTCACAAATCATTTGGTGTGTCCTTGTCTAATATCCCGGCAGATTGTAATTTATCAATAATTTCTGCCCTTTCTTCTTCTGTAGCTCCGCGTTTATTAATCCGGCGTAGTTCTCGTATACGCCACTTTTGACGAGCCATAAATCGTCGTACACCCTGGCTGTTGGCTTTGATTATTGCATCATAATCAATTGGAGTACTCATTTCTTTCCCATCCTTTGTGCTAGACACCATCCAATACAGATTGCGTCTGCTTCATCGTCGGTTAC